TTACCTCTATTCTTACCTAGTTTAAATCCCATTTTTAATTTCTTCTACCAAAGTTAAATAAAGAAATATTTGTATCTCCTCTTCTTCTTCCAATTTTAATCTTTTCTTTAGACTTATCAACGTCTTTAATTTTAGTCTTTTCAAAATCACCAAATAATTTAGCTAGTGGTGATTTTTTCATTTTAAACATAGATCCTTTACTTTTTCTTTCCATAGTTATCTGTCTTTATCTTTTATCATATCATCTATAGCTTTATTATAAACTTTATCTGTATATGATTTGTTATTATAAAAAATACTTCTTTCTGATGTAGGTAAATCTTCTTCACCTAAAAGTACTCTGTAAATTCTACTTATCATTTGAGAACATTTAAAAGAAGTTTTAAATATAGAGTACATTATAGTAGTTCTATTTCTATGTCTCCAAGTTTCTATCCAACCTTCTCTTTTTAATCTCTCCCATCTTGCTTTATCCCACGAATATGTATAAACTCCGTTGATAAAATCGTTTCGTGTAAATCTTCCTCTAAGTCTGCGTCTTTTAACCCGTAAGTTTTACAGACCCACTTTCTAGTGAGCCTGTAATACTTAAGGATATTCATATCACGCAAATCTTGCGCGGTTAATCTCAATATTTAAATATTAAGATATAGCCAAAGCTGAACCAGTATCAAACGTACCTCTAATTAAGTAAGCAGCACCAGAATAAACTATTTCAAACTCATCACCTTTGTGAAAGTCAGAAGCAGCGATAACAGCACTAGTACTACCAGTATGCTCTACTAAAGATCCGTTTTGATCTGTAATACCGTAGAAAGCTCCAGCGATAGTAGTTGTGTGAGCACTAGAATCAGCACTTGCCACAAAACGCAAGTTAAAGCCATCTACTGGAGATGTTGGTAAAGTAATAGTTGAAGTTGCTGTTGTAGCTGGAACATTTACTACAGCACCAGAGTGTTTGTTTGAAAAAGTCATGTTATGAGCAGTACCACCTATATCAGCGTTTGAACCATCATATTTACCTTCAATAATAGGTTTAACTTGACCAATAGCACCTAGAGTAATACTAGTAACAGAAGTAATGTTTTGACAAGCGTAAACAGAGTTTACATCATCAGCAATTACTTGTACTGGCATGTTTCTAGTCATAGCGTGCGCTAGCTCTTCAATAGCTCTATCTTCTTCTCCGTTAGTACAAGCTACTATAATTTTGTCATAACCAAGCTTGTCTGTAGCTGATTTAAAATAAATATCAACTGTTTGTGTGTTTGCGTAAGCTCCCGCAAAGTTTTCTACTGTGTTCAAGTAAGAATCATCAGCAGCATTGTGAAAAATTACATATTTCATTTTTCTTTTTGTTTTTAATTAATAATTTGTTTTTGTTTTTAGGTTGTGGGGTTTTGGAATTTGGTTTAGGTTTAATCCACTAAAACCACATCCCCATCACGAATAACTCTATAAAGAGTATCTTTCCATGATATATCGTGGCCTGCGTGTTTATCGTAATATATCGTATCTCCATCTTGTAATCCTTCTACAAGATTTCCACACGATATTATTTTTGCTTTTATATAACGGTTATCTACATCTGTATCATCCGTCATTATAAGACCAGCAACCTTTTTAGGTTCTGTCTTTATTTTATCTACTATTATATATCTATTGATTGCTTTCATTCATTCTCATATTTGAAATTACACAATCTGCAGATATAATTGTTGATACTACACTTACTGCATTTTTAAGTGCTGACTTAGTAACAAGTACAGGATCTATAATACCAGCTTTAATCATATCAACTGACTCTCCTGTTACAACATCAACACCTAATCCCTTTTCTTTTCTTGGAGCTACTTGTTCTAAACCAGCGTTTGCTAGTATAGTATGAAAAGGAGCTGTTATAGCTTTAAGTAGTATCTCTTCACCGACGCAGTCGGTCGAAATTTTTTGAGATGCATTAAGTAAGGCAATACCTCCTCCTGGTACAATACCTTCTTTTAATGCTGCTTTAGTAGCGTAGATAGCATCTTCTATTCTATCTTTCTTTTCTTTAAGCTCTACCTTTGAATCAGCACCTACTTTTACCATACCTACTGATCCCGATAGCATTGCTAGCCTTTGTCTGTGTTTCTTTTGTATAAACGGGTTTTTCTCCCACTCATCTATAGTTTTCTTAATACTCTCAATTCTTTCTTGCATTTCATCTTCTGGAGTATCTATAGTTAATACAGTATTCTTATCATCAGTTATTGCGGAGTAAGCTTGACCTAAACAATCTATATTTATAAGATCTAAGTCATCACCTAGTTGCTCGTTAATAACTTTGGCTCCAACTAAAAAAGCAAGATCTGCAACGGTATCGTCTTTAGTAGGACCAAAGCCTGGTAAGTCAATTATATTAACTTTAATATTACCTTTTACTTTATTCATAAGAAGAGCAGCTTTAACTTGTTGATCAACTGGAGCTACTATAAGAAGTGGTCTCTTAGTCTTTATAACATGTTCTAATACTGTTTGTATTTTTCTTATGTTTGGTATTTCTGAAGATACTATTAATACTAATGGGTTATCAAGCTCAGCTATCTGCTTGTCCTTATCAGTAACAAAATGTGGAGATGTGAGTCCTGAATCTATTTGTACACCATCTACAATTTCAACATACGTTTCTTCAGTTGGAGACTCTTCCATTAATACCACACCATCTTTACCTACTTTAGTATAAGCTTCTGCTATAATCTTTCCTAGTTCTGTATCATTATTACAACTAATTGAACTAACAGATTCCAGCATATCGCCCTCGATCTTGACAGAAATCTTATCTAGGTAATTATTTACCTTTTTAAGACCGGATTTAATCCCGTCTTTAATTTCTCTTGTGTTAACATTATTAGCGCTAACTTCTTTTAACAGAGATTCAGCAAGTACGGTAGCTGTAGTAGTACCGTCACCCGCTTCTCTCACTGTATTTCTAGCAGCTTCTTTAATAAGGGTTGCACCCATATTTTCAACCGGATCAAATAAGACAACAGATTCTGCTACTGTTACTCCGTCTTTTGTTATGACCGGTAAACCTCTAGCATCTTCGTATATTACACACTTTCCAGATGCACCTAAGGTTGATTTTACTGCTTTTGCTAGCTTTTCAACGCCAGCTATTATCTTGTTCTTAGCGTTATCGCCAAAGTTTACGTCTTTGACAATCTCACTAGGTTGATTGTATTCCATGTATTAAATTAAATTTGATTAAATTGTATTTTACTCTTATTTTCCTCCTAAAAAATCAATTGGAAGTTTTGGAATTATACCATAAGCATAATTACTACCCCCACCACTACTACCACGACCTCCAAATAGATTACCACCACCTCTGCTGCTACTACCGCCAGCACGCTTACTTGGACCACGTGGCGTTTCACCATTCACATAAGTTGGTAATTTTATTGGTGATTTTTTAATAAGTCCTGATAAGGGTTTATTTCTCATATTCTTTAGTTTATTCAAAAGTTTTTACTACTTTTGGCCCTTTCGTAGCCTCTAACTTGTCTGAAAAGTGCTTAACACTACCATTTATAGCAGTTTCTGCACCTTCTATTGTTTCTCTACGCGTAACATCTTGCCATTGATCCTCTTTATCAGGGTTTAAGCACTCTGTTTGGTAAAATCCGTTAGGTAATTGGGTTATTCGCCAGTTTTTCTTTTCAGCGAGGTGTTTCCAATGTTTAATTGTTGTTTCATTTGGTTTAATTGTGCCAGTTGAACTGGTCTTGTAGTATAAATAAGTCATTTTTTTGGTTTTTTTGGTTAATAACTTGGTTTAGGGTGTTTCCCTATATTTTTTAGTGAATACGCTCAGCAGTTGTAAAATGTTTAAGACCCATTCTTCTTGGTGTTGCTGATTTTTTTGTAAGTTTTTGAACAGTTATGTTTCCAGTTTCTGTATTTTTCACAACTTTAGCTCCAGCTGCTATAGCATCTCTAGTTTCTTTATTTCCTATTTTTTTATATTCGCTTGTTACGTCTACGTTTATTAAATTACCTTTTGCGTCGGTTATTCTTTTACCTTTCTTTTCATCACGCATTGGTGAGTTTTTATATAAACTCGGTCCTTTCATTTTAAATCCTGATTTTTTCATAATT